CCAAAAACAAATAAAATGAAAAATGTATTAAATCATTTAAACTTGAACAATGACTCGTCTGAGGATGTTGTTTTAAATGCAATTAAAGACGCTGAAAAAGTGTCAAACGACTTGTTTGTTGCTGAAGAGACAGCTCACAATGAAACGAAATCAGAACTGAAAACAGTTAAAAACGAATTAACTGAGTTGAAAACGGAAAAAATTGAGGTTTCTGTTGATAATGCGATTGAAGCTGGAAAAATAAACAAGGATGACAGGTTGAAAATGATCGAACTTGCAAAAAAGACTCCAGAGGCTTTCAATGCAATTATTGATTCAGTTATCGTGACTCGAAAAAAATTAACTGACACAATCAACAATTCTCAAGGTTCAATCGAAAATGACAGAAAGGACTGGACGATCAGAGATTTTGAGAAAAAAGATCCGACAGCCTTGAATGAAATGAGATTGAATGATTTTGATAATTATTCAGAGCTGTTTGAGGCAACTTATAAAACTAAACCATCAAAATAAAACTAAAATAAACTAAAAAATGGCTTTACAAACTGAAATCTGGGCAAATGACATAAAAGAGAATTTATTCGCGAATAACGAATTTATTACTATGTCAGTTGATCAGTCTGCTTTCGCAGCTAATAAAGTGGTGCATGTTCCACAGTCTGGAGCGAATCCAAATGTCGAAGTAAACAGAACAACTTTACCAGCAACAGCTGCTCAAAGGAGTGACTCTGAATTGACGTATTTATTAAATGAGTTCACAACTGATCCAATCGTTGTCAGAGATATTGACGAGACTCAAACATCTTACAACAAAAGACAGTCTGTCTTACAGTCTCACATGGACGCAATGAACGACAGAATCGGAGATCAAACGGCTTATGACTGGGCTGTTTCTGGAACCACTCAAGCTGCAAACATTGTGAGAACCTCTGGAGCTGCATCGTCTGACGCTTTGGCTGCATCGGCAACAGGAACAAGAAAGGCTCTTGACAAAAAAGACGTCAGAAATTTAGCGAAACGCTTTGACGCTCAAAACGTTCCAGCTAATGACAGATTTTTATTATTAAACTCGGATATGTTTTATCAATTATTTGATGACACAACACTACTGTCTCGAGATTTTATGGAGAAATCAAGTCAAGAAGCTGGAGTCATCACTGAGCTTTACGGATTCAAGATCATGAAAAGATCTAAAGTTGTTATTTATGATAACGCTGGAAATCCTGTGAAAAAAGCAATCGGAGCGGCTGGATCTGCAACTGACAATCTCGGTTGTATTGCATGGCAAAAATCAAGCGTTTGTCGAGCTATGGAAGGTATTAAAACTTTTGGAGATCAAGACAAACCTGAGTGGTATGGATCAGTATTTTCTGCAATGGCTATTTTTGGAGCGTCAGTTCTGAGGTCTGATATTGCTGGAGTTGGATCGATCATTCAGTCAGCATAAAAAAATAAATAATAGGAGATTGAGAGACATTGTCTTTCGATCTCTTTTTACGAACTTATAAATTGGCAAAATTATGAAGTACGAAGGAAAAGAAGTCAACAAAAAGGAGTCAATCAAGACTCATTCTGATCATATCAAGTCAAATGACTTTGTCTTTGCGACTTCTGACGGAAATTGTTTTGTCGGAGACAGAGCAAAATCAACAGCTTACTCTCACGCTGCGAACTATCGTCCAGCTTTACTTGTTTTCAACTTAAAAGGAGAAAAAGAGTCAAACGATGAGTCTGGAGATGAGATCACATTTGAGAAATTAATGAAGTTAACAGCTCCAAAATTAAAGGAGAAAGCAACTGAGTTAAATGTTGAATTTGAGTCTGACGCTAACAAAGCGACAATCGCTGAGGCGATCATTGAGTCTCTTAAAGATTAATTACAAATCGAATAAAAAAATTATACAATGGCATTAAATGACATTAAATTTAACAAAGGTCAGGGAGGACTCGGACGTCCACTGGCTGGAGAGGATCACATTTCTGGTTTTGTTCAGTATTACACTGACGCAAATTTGCCGTCTGGATTTTCTGCAACAGACAGAATAAAACAAGTTTTTTCACTGCAACAAGCTGAACAGCTCGGAATCGCGTCAGGATCTGCGACAACAGGTCTGACACATTATCATGTTTCAGAGTATTTCAGAACACAACCTCAGGGAAATTTATTTATCGGATTGTTTGATTCGGG